TTACTTTTCGGCGTTATCCGCCCTGGGCTTATCATATGTAAGCGCCATCTGACTGTCGGACAGGCCCTTGGTGGTCGGGTCGGATATGATTCCGATCGACGCCGGGATCATCAGGACCAGCGTGGCCACGTTGAGCACCTGATCAGCGGTGACACTCAGCTCCACGCCGCACATCGGGATGATCGCGAATACTGCCGCCACCACGGCGGAGATCACACCCATCCAGAACGGGCCGCTCTTCAGTCTTGCTTTCCAGTTGATGTTCTTCATTTGATATTCCTCCTTTTAATTTCCTGAGGGCTCGTCGGGAGCCGCTTAATATCCTCATAGGCTGTGAGGCCGGTACCGTTGCCCCCCAACGCTGCATAAGGCTCATAGATATGCCGGATGTTGCGCTTGTCATCCAGCGGACAATACCCCTGCGCCATGTAATAGGCGTGGGCAGAGTACAGACGATCATGCAGGATAGCCTTGACGCCCTCACGGACCGCCTCGTCCTCCTGCTGCTGCCGCCTGATGCTCCGGCGCATCGCCCCGCAGGTTGCGGGGACTACCACCCCCACAACCGCGGTAATCAGGATTTGCACAATAGGCCAGATATACTCCATGACTAATCTGCCAGCGCCTCCCTCGTCTTCGGCCCGACGATGCCGTCAACCGTCAAACCGCTTGCCCGCTGGAAGCGCTCCACTGCCGCCTTGGTGCTCGTGCCGTACTTGCCGTCGATCCCCGTGCTGCCGATATTGTACCCCCGGCGCTTGAGCTCGTACTGCACCCAGCGGATACCGTCGCCCCAGTCGCCCAGGTAGATGTTCTGCGTCGGCTTGCGGTAGGGGTTGGTCGCCTTTGCGATCTGGCCCTTGAGGGCTTTACGCGTGTCAGGCCCCACAATGCCGTCTATGCTCAGAGCATAATCCTTCTGGAGCTGCTTGACGGATGCCTCACAGGTGTTACCGTACTTGCCGTCAATACCGTAGCTGCCCAGCGAGTAGCCGAGCCCTTTGAGCTTCTCCTGTACCCACTTGACGTCCTCGCCCGTGGTGTAGTTGACAATGTTGCGCGTCGGCTCCGGGTAAGAGGGTGCGGCGGATGTGCCGTTGAGCCCCGCCTCCCGGATGATGGTCTCATAGTCCTTGTAGGCGATATCCCGGTCCACCCGGCCGGCGATCCCGTCCACACTCCCGCTGGATGTGTACTGCCACAGGCCATACGGGTTCTCGTATGTTGCCCCGGCCTCGCGCCACTGCGCCAGCCAGATATCAAACCGCTTGATCCGGTCATAGTCCAGACGATTGCGCAGCCAGTCCAGGCTCGAGTAGAGCGTCGCAAAGTACCCGGCCTTTTCGATCTCCTCCAAAAATGCCACGGCGATATCCGTGATCACATCTTTTCCGAGGTCGCGCTGGGAGGGATCTTCGATATCGAACGCCACCGGGTACTCAAAGGACTTGCCCTTGATTGTCTCCAGGCACGCAGCGGCCTCCTTTTTGGCCCCGTCCACATCCTTGGCGTAGGAATACCAGTACGTCCCCACGGGGATCCCGACACTCTTTGCGCCCGCATAGTGGCTCTCAAACATGCTGTCTTTCTGGCTCAGTTCCCGCCCGTAGCCAGAGCGGACCATGGCAAATTCCACGCCTGCCGCTTTTACCTTTGCCCAGTCCACACTGGTCTGGGCGTACGAAATGTCAATGCCTCTTTTTTCCATGTGATATCCTCCTATTTTGTTCGCCGCCACATATAACAAGTGATGTATGGCGGCATGTTATTATGAGCTTGGCTACCTCCGCGTGAGGTGGTCTCTGATCCGTACGCATAAAATGAGCTTTGCACCTCCGGCGTCCAGGCCATTGTGCTGCCAGAGCTGTCGTGCTGTGGTATCCAGTGAGTATGTGCCGGCATCTCGTCTACGGTAAGTGTGTGCGTCTCCTCGCCACCTTGCATATTGGACAGCAGATATTTGAGGTTGCTGGTATCTACACCAACCGGCACACGTCCGCCGCCCCAAGCCTCCCACGTGCCACCAAACAGGATGGATGGATTTGCACTTGAGGTTGATAGATAGATGGCACCCACCGGATAGATCGCCAGCATAATCTCTGAGAGGGTTGATTGGAGTGCGCTGTCCACTTTTGCCTTATCTGCGTCCGTATAGTCGTTGCTTGATAAGCCCTTACCGTCCTCCTTGTCGACTTTGCCGGATACATCGGTCTGTAACTGCGTGATATCCCCCTGCGCGGTGTCCATCTCGCTCTCCAGCTGTGTGATACTCTGCTGCATCTGAGGGACATTGAGGCCGTCGATCTTGCTGTTTACAGTGTCCATCTCGTCCTCCAGGGTGTCCACCCGCACGGCCAGATCACCGACGTCCGTCCCCTCGATAGCCTCTGCCGCCTTGTTGGCGCGGTCGGCCGCTGTATTGGCCGCGCTGGCGGCAGCATCCGCCTGCGTTACAGCCGAATTTGCCGCAACGACGGCCGATTCCGCATCCTCAATGGCCTGCTGATAGCCTGCAGTTGATTCCTCACACTGCTCGTTCATGGCCTCGATGGACGACGCGATGCTCTCGCGCACATCTTTTCCGTAGATAGCCTCACGGATTTTTTTTACCCAATTTTGTACATTGGCCATTAGTATCCTCCTCTATGCTAACACTATGAAGTTCGCAGATGCTCGCAAAGCGTTGGCCGAATCGCCAGACGATATGTTATATCCTTCTGCCGTTAAACTTCCTGTGATCGTGCGAGTTGCTTCGTCGTATGCCCATCCAATGGAAAAATGATTAATAGGGCATCCGCTTTGTGTCCAGATATTCCGGATTGTTCCAATAATAGTCACTTTTTTGTCTGCGAACTCTTCTGGTAGTGTAAAACTGTGATATGCTACTCCATTTGTAAAACTTGTCGCCTCGAATTCTTCTGAATAAATTAAGTGGAAGTATTCATTTTTTGATGTCCCAAACATGTTATAAAACCCGTCCTTTCCAATCACGACCTTTGATCCGTCATCCAAATTCATATTCAAAGAAGAACCGCCCAGATCGATCGTCAGGGAATCGTCTACTGATTTGATCTGCCCGGCCATCACTTTATCTGCGATGACCGTTCGGGCGGTCAAAGTCTCGAACAGGGCGTTTGCGTTTTTATCCACGCCGTACCATGGGCCGCCCTTCCCCGTCGCTGAAATAAACACCCCGTTGCCCGACACCTTGCGGATCATCTGGCTGAGTGACAGTTCCGGGCGGTCATGATAATAGGTGATCGTCGCGCCTCCGCTATCCCGTTCCTCTGTCACGTAACAGCCAACCGATGCCGAGGCGAGCGCCGCGAAAAGAAGGGACTGCTCCTGTGTGACGGAGATCTGCTCGGGGATCTTGTTGATGATCTGATTTTTAAGTTCTGCATTTTCCCCGGATGCTTGTGACACATATCCTTTCGGCAGTGTGGTGCCCAGTGTGATCGTGTCCTGTTCCGGCGCGTCCAGATGATAGGAGCGTTGGAGCACGGGGAAATACTTATCCAAGCTGTGCGGTTTGGAAATCACCCGGATATCATCACCCAGCTGAATCGACTTGATATCGGCATAGAGGAGATTCAGGTCGACCGCTTTGACCGTAAGCGTCAGCTGCTCGAACTGCGTTTCGTGTAGGTACTGCTCACCTTTGGATTTCAGGTTGGAGGCGACCGTGACATCGTCAAACTTTACCGTCCGGTACACCCAGCCAAACTGTTCTACCGCCTCCTGGTCGTAGACGTAATCCTTTCCGCCGTTGACGCTCTCGATTGTCAGATATCGTTCCAACGCCTCGGGATCGTCTTCCGCCTTTTCCTGCCGGGCCCCCAGCGGGATAATAGCCGTTGCAATATCGGCGGCGGTGATTGTCTGTGAGAAGTCAAGCAGATTTTTCCCAAACTCGATCTTTTGCGTGTTTTGCGGCATAAAATCGTCATAGGAGGCGTAATAGTCGAGATATTTTTTGCCATCCTCTTTTCGCAGTACCAAGTGCCCGCCCAGACGGTCAACGAGCTTTTCATTTATATCGTCGAGCGTCGTCTCCCAGTTGGTGTACCGATAGATACTGTCGTTGGGATCTGTAACGGTCACGTTGCCGCAGTAGATTTTCTTATTGTCTTCCACCTGACTGTTGTGGCTATTGAGCAGCGTTTCGAGGAAAGCGCGCGGCGTCATGTCGTGATACTCCCCGGGGCGCTGGATGCTGTCCAGCAGATAGGCGAGCTCCCCCTCGCAGGTGACGGATTTGACGCCGTAGAAGTCGGATTCCTCGTCCAGCACGCGGCCGCAGAAGATCTCCTCCGCATCCTTCAGGACCTGCACCACCGACGTGAGTTTTTTGATTTTGTCGTAGCCTGGATTGTCAGGCGGCATATCAAACTTAAAGCTGCCGGGCGAATTGTCCGACAGCTCCACAACCGGTGTTATCAATTCTCTGCGCAGCGTGGGGTCATGGATGCGGACCCCATCCAGAAAAACTGTGTATGCTATAACGAACACCCCCTAAAATCAATTGCAAAGGTTCCTGATCCCGTAAACTCCATCTCGTTCTCGCCCGGCCGGATGACAATATCAGGATTCTCGTTTTCTCCCTGTTTCAGTGCATAGGTATTACCGCCGAATTTAAGGGATAGGGCGGCGGAACAGGTAATCACCGGCACGACCGGAGCCGCTGTGCCGACTACATTAATTGTACACGGAGATGACAAGTTCATATACTCACGTATTACTCCAGTCTCAAAACTAAAGGGATCCCAAAGCCAGTCTTCGGCGCTGCTGGTAATTTCGCATTTATATGGATCTGCATCAACGGTAATAGTAAGATCACCGTATACGTTGTTATCTTTAGTCGATTGTACAGTGATGCGCCCCTCATAGTAATAAGAGGGGTCGGTATCCAAAGTGACTTTCAGCCGCTTTCCGTGGCAGTAGGACGCGATCCGGGCGTACAGCACATGCCACGCCTCCATATCGCAGTTCACGGTAAAAGTTAAGGTAATACTCCGATTTGCATAACACACCGCGCCGTTGATTGCCTCCGTCAAATCAAGCACGCCGTTCGCTCCCGGTACCTCAACGGTCTTTGTCCGTGCATCAGGCATGGGGACAGAGACCGTCGCCCACATTAGTCCCCAGTCCCGGTACGTGTGTTTTTCTCCGATTGTGATCCCGATCTCGTTCACGCTTTCCCTCCTCTCAAGAGCGCGCGGCGCTGCAACCCCATGTTCCTGTTGACGTACGGGGTGACAACTTCGCCGAGCTGGCGGCCATCCGCGGAAAATTCCGCCCGGAGCTCGCCCTCCACCGTCACATCGGCAGCCTCGCATCCCTCCCGGCACGCGCGGGCAATGGCCGATGTGTCCAGCTGGTTGATGATTTGCTGTTCCGCCCGGGCCATAATTGCGGACGACATGGACGCTCTCCCCTGCCGGACCGTATCTTCCAGGTAGGCGGCAATGCTGTGGATGTCCAGCCCTGTTTTATCCACGCCGAAAGGCAGGGAGACCCGTGGGACCTCGAAGCCCCGGACGATCCCCTGCGCAAGCTTTTTCGCTTGGTCAATCAGTCGTGGCTTTTCTTTTTCCGTTTCAATCTCAAACCCTTGCCAAGTGTATTTTGATAATTTCCGCATCACTCTAGATGGGGAATGGATGTCGAATATATCTTTAAATTTGCTGATAATTCCATTCGCAATACTGGCCGCTTTCTCCAAGAGGCCGGGCTCTGCCTCTTCCATTTCTTCAAACATTGGCTGCATCGCATTTTTCATGGCCTCCTTTGTTTTTGGAGGCATAGAATCAAAAGCGGCGATAATTGCATCTACCGTAGACTGTGTTGAATCCCCCAATTTTCCGCCGTATAGCTCCGTCTGCGCAGACATGCCAAGAAGCACTCCAAGCTGTTCTTTCTGCTCCTCGCTCATTCCGTCGGTCAGCTCTCCCCAAATTTTGGTCATGTTTTTTTCATGCTGGATGTTTTCGTCAATCTCCATTTGATTCCGTTGCTGCTCGCTCATCAAATTAAGATTTCTGATTTCTTCTAACTTATCAGCGTGTCGCTGTGCTTCACTTTCGAGAGATTCGTTATTTTTACCCACCTGGCGCGAGTATAAATCGCCCAGTCCCGCACGCTCCGCGTAACCATTAGCGTAGGCTGCCGTAATCTCAGCCATAGTGGTTGTAGTTGCATCAACCTGATCCTGCTTATGCTTTATCAAAGCATAATATTCGTTTGCATAAGCCTCGTTTTGTAGGTTGGCCTGATCTCCATACCGCTGATTCAATAACACAAGTTCGTTTGTCGTCTGCTCATCGATAAGTGCCAATTGTGCATTCCTTTGCTCCTGAGCTGTTTTCATCCATTCTTGGGCTACAGTCTCATATTCAGTAAGAGAACCCTCAAAGGTTTGCGCCTGTGTGAGTGCCTGTTGTTGGATGGCTTGGGATTTCGCCATCTGTATTTCAAGCTCTTGTTCCTGCAGCTCGTTCAGTTTTTTGAAATATTCGTCAAGCTGTTTAATTTCTTCAGCGGTATAATCTCGGCGTTCCTTAGTGGCTGTTCTGCAAATTAATGTGATTCCGTCTTGGACTTCCTGCATATTGTCCTGCAACTTTTGCTGTTCCTCAGAGGAGGCGAACAAAGTATCATCAAACTCGGACAGATGTGATTTTGCATTATCAATCCCTGCAATAAAATTGCTTGCCCCATCTCCCATCGTCTCAAAAGTATCTGTCAAGTTTTTTGTGCTGGTTACGCTGTTATCCAAATAGACAATCAGCGTCCCGATTGCTCCGGCTAACAAAGTTACCGCCGTGATAGCCGCTCCAATAGGATTGGCGCTTACGGCAGTATTCCAAAGTGCTTGTGCAGCAGTGGCAAGACTAATCTTCCCTGTCAACGTACCATACGCCAGCTCTTGCAAGGTAAGCGATGCCGTCTTTGTCGCATTACTGGCCGCTTCCGCCGTTGCAGCAGCGGCAGACTTGGTTGACAACGCAACATAGATTGTTTCAGCCTTGGCCGCTGCGTCGATTGCTTTGGTCATCGATTTAATATATGTCGACACTTTTTTGGCCACCTGCCATCCTTTAAATCCGGTGACAGCAGATACCACCAAGGGGATCAACACATCCAAATTATCGGCGAGGAAATCGATTGCTTTCGAAATCGCAGGCAGGACCGACTTAGTAATTTTTGCAATTACTTTGGACAGGGACGTGAATAGATCTCCTATTTTTTCTACTGCGGTTTTCAAACTGCCGCTTTCCAATGACTTGATGATATCTTTAATGAATTCATAAACAGCTTTCGCAACATCCTCGACTGCTGGAGCTATTTCCTTGAAATTCTCCTTAAACATATCAATCACATTAGTAACCGACGGCCCAATATCCTGAATGATCGTTCCGACCACGGATGCAACTTTTCCGAGTGCGTTTTCAGCTGTTGTTCCGATTTCCGAGATCATCTCGCGCAGAGTAGGAAGATTAATTGCTGATAAATTTTCATCAATGGCATCGATGATTCCAAGCATCCCACGCGTAACAGCTGCCTTCATGTTATCCATAGTTCCCTGCCAAGAGGCCCCTGCCTCTTTTGCTGCACCAGCGATTTTCTGCACTCCGCCCGCTCCGGATGCCATTGCGTTTGTGACGACATCGATAAACTGATCGGCGCTAATTTCTCCATGAGACAATGCGTCTTGCACATCGGCGGAAGATTGCTTAGTCACCTGAGCATACATACCTACAGCATCAATTCCCGCGTCAAACAGACGATCAAGCTGGTCCATTTCTACTTTGCCCTTGGTGCGCATCTTAGCAAGGGCGTCCGTCACATTTTCAAACTGTTCATTTGTACCCTTGCCATAGAAAGCAACAGCATCCCCCCAGATTTTCACCTGCTCCGTCGCCTTACTCATGTCCATCCCGCGGGTAACGAAGTTCTGTGTGGCCTTGGCCGCCACGTCCAGGCCGTAGGCTGTCCCCTTTGTGGTTGTTTTCAGTTCTTCTAATGCCTTGTCCGCCGCTTGGGTGTCTCCGGTCATGGCGGACATGGTGCGCTCAAATTGCTCCATCGTATCACTGCGGTTAAAGGCTGATTGTAGTGACGACGACAAGGTACTAACAGCTGCTGAAACCACCTTAAACACACCAAGCGCGCTGGCAATTCCCTTAATACTGTTTGTGATACTGCTGACGCCTTTTTTTACCCCGCTGCCGTCCAACCGTGTATCAATGCGTATGGTTCCATCTGCAGCCAATTTTAGCCCTCCTTTGTTTAAAAAACGGGTATCAAAAAGCACCCACCTTCAGGCGGGTGCCATTAGGCTTTTTACATCAAAAAAGCACCCCGGAGGGTGCTAAATTTAATTTGTTTCAATCCTATCGACACGAATACATGGATTGCCTTCTAATTCTGATAAACTTCCGTAAACGGTAATATTTTCTCCCGGATTAAACATGATTGGTGAATAAGTAAAACTATACACTAATTTGTATTGGTTTCCATCTTCTCCCATCAGTCCGATATTAGCAAAGGACGCAACTCCGGGAGCTTCGCGTTCAAAAGAAAGTATTTTACCAAAAAGAGCGACTTTAGTACCCGTATTCATCGCTGGAGACTGATATGCACTGTAAGACACTGGTTGATATTGAGACTTGTCTATATCCTCCCATATCGAATTCCTATCCTGCATAAAAAGTCGAGGGCTATGAGAATTGTCCGGATACTCAATAAACACTAAGTAATTACCGCATTCGATTATTTCGCTATATTCTCCTACTTTTACCGTGTTTACAAGCTCTTGTGTTTGAGCTTGCGCTGTTTTCATATCTTTCTCATTAAATGCAACAATTAACGCAGTAATAAAATTGCGCACAAGAGAACTGTCATCTGGTAAAGAGAAGGACATATCTGGAGATAAATCTTCTGAATCCAAAAAACTTAATTCGCACTCCGAACCTGAAGTTTCCGTTGAGCGAATAGGTATTTCGTATCCTTCTCCTACCGCGTTTTGCGTTTTTTCAGGAATGCCAATCGAGAGTGGAATGTCGTTCTCTTTGCAACTTGTATTTAGACTATCGACCAACGTTCGCATTGATTCGGGAACGCTATCAGTTTCATCCTTAGTAATCCCGTCTGTTATCGCCTCCTCGGAAGAACCAGCCGTGCACCCCGCGAGCAATCCCAAACAAAAAACCAGCGCCAACACAGCACTCGAGACCTTTTTTACCATCACTCTTTCCTCCTCAAGTCATCTGATATCCCCATCATATCACATCGAGTTGTATGTTTCAAGCACTTTCGACACATCTCCGCCGTTGAGTAGCGCCTCATCGATAGCGGAGAGCTTGTCGCGCTCTGATTTGGGAGCCGGGATGGCAAATTCTTTTTGCTTTTTTCGGTAGAACTTCAATTCCTCTCCCTTGAGCTTGGAGAGGTCGGCCGCACGGTAGCTCATGATCTTACAGATCATATTATCCTCCCGCAGGGCGGAAAACAGTGCGCGGAATACCCACCAGTGCAGGCGTTTGCGAGTCAGGTCAATCCCATAGTCCGCACGGAAAGCGGCGTAGATATAGGCGGCATCATAGTTAAAGTCATAGATACGTTTTTCACTGCCGAACCCACCCTTTTTCTTACCGTTCCGGGGTTCTTCCCCGCCGGAGTAAAACCAGCGGATGGCCGTTAAAGCCTCGCAGGTGTCCTCCGGCGGGTCGGGGAAATAGAGATTTATGGCCAGATCGACCTTTTCGTTCTCCGGGATCTCCTCATCGGATGCCAGCAGGTCAAACTTGATGCCAGTGGTAAAGTCTGTATCGATTGGGTAAAACTTCCCACCAATTTCCACTTCCTCCGGCAATGCATCCGTCAGCAGGTTCATTTCTTCGCCGCCCTGCGGATCTGCCGGTTCGGGAGATACTGGCGGATTTTATCGTTGACCACCTGCACCTGATTCTCGTTCATGAAAGCTCGCAGCTGAGCCATGGCGTCCACGCAGGACAGCATGTCACACTCATCTCCAAAAATGGCGCGGTCCGTACCCGTGCCAAAAATATCGTTAAAGCAGGAGAGCACGGCTGCGCAGGTGCGCTCGACGGTCTCCCCCCAGTCGAGAGAACCCTCCCCGTTGCTGATCTCCTCCATTTTTGCATCAACCGCTTTGATTGCCTCTGATACACGGCGTGCCGTCTTCGGTTCGAAAATGTTCAACTCGCCCTCCCAGTTGAGGATCTTAATCCTGGCCATAAATCATTCCTCCCTTATTTCGCCTGTACTTTAGCCTTAGCCATCGTTGGCGCTGCATCCGCAGCACTCGTAAATGTCTTGGTTTTCGTGCTGAATTCACCCTCGACCGGGTCGGATACGCCCAGGAAATCGCCATTGACACCCATCTCGCCGTCGTTATCCGGCATCTCGGAGACGGCGATCGCCACAGTACGCTTGCGTGCGTGGAATGTGTTCTGTTTCTCTGCGACGGGTTCGTCGAGATCGACCTGGATGTAATCCGTCTCGGCATCGCCGCCGGTTTTCAGCCTTTTGGCAATGTCCAGAATAAATTCAAGCGCCTTTTCGCTCTTGATCTGATCGGCCTCGAAGGAAGCGCTCCACTCGTAGCCTGTAACACTCTGGCGGGCGCTGTCCATGTTGATATAGCGCTTGCTGGAAGTTGTTGCAGACGGTGATTCATTCAACGCTGTAAAGCCTGTGCCGCAGAGCGCATACTCCTCTGTGTCTGTGCCGACATTGATATAGTCGGCCTCCATTTTTCTTTTGCGTACACCTGTATCTGCCATGTTCAATCATCCTTTCTGCCGGTAGACAAGCCGGCACTGTATTTGATATTTTCCCGCCCGGGGAGAAGTTGTGAATAAATAGCCTGTTGTCTGCGCCTCAATTTTGAGGGGCGTTTTCCCCTCGGGAAGAACAGGGAAAACGCCATGATCCGAGTTGTTCTCCAACCATTCCGAAAGTTGCTCATAGAACCCGCTATTTGCAAGATTCTGCAAAACGTCCGGCCCGTAATCGCTCACACTGCGGATCACAAACAGATACTGCCTCTGGGTATCTCCATTTACATACCGTTTGATGATCTCCGTAGCCGGGGTGGTGTCAATGGAGTATTCCACGCCACGGTCCGGCAGATAGTCAATATTGATGCGGATACCGTCCATCAGCGGACAGGTCAGGAAATAGTCCCGCAGGGCCTGTATGATCGTTGTCATCTGCTGCCTCCTATCTTCTTTGCACCCGCGATGATCTGCGGGCCGTGATCTGCTTTCATACGCTCGAACCAGTGAGCGCCGCGCTGTGCATCGTAGGAACGCGAATCCGCGGTGTTGTAATATTGCGACGCCGCGTAGGGGGCAGACCAGATGACCCACCCGCTCCCGATAACGGTCCCCAGGATCCCGCTGTCATGTAGCATCCCTGTCTGGAACGGCACATACGGCGAACTAAGACGCAAAACCTCACTGTCTATGAAATTCTGCGCAGCATTCAGGCTGGTTGTCATCCCCGGGCCAAAACCCGGATTCCATTCAAACTTAGCCGTCATATCTCCGTTTTCTGCCTTGGTGCGCATAATACACCCGCGCGGGGTCTTGACGGTCAGTTCCTGCCGTTTCACGCGTTATGCCCCCTCGATCTTCCAGTGCCGCAAGGCAGGCGCGCCGCGCCGGTTGTCCCGTACCGCCATGATCGCAAAACGCTTATATGGATCAATCTGGGAGGGGCTTGTAATCGGGATGGACACTTTTCCACGGATGATAACATCGCCGGGACGTGCCACGATCTCTCCCTGTACATTATCGGCCGGAATCCGGACAATCAGCGTATCGGCGGCATTTAGCCCGTTACTTCCGGGCGATGCCGCCCTTTTTTCAAACCAACTGCCTACATAGTGATGCGGTGTCCAATCATCCAGACGCGTCTGAGGATTGTAGGTTTTGTGGTAGATGGTGATCAGCTCATCTGCTAACAGCATCCGCACACCCCCGCATACAAGAGATTACACGGATCATCACCCAAAGCATCGGCAAGGATCGCCCCCGCCGCTGTCTCGGCGCTCTGCGCTGCGTCTGAGGCGGAGACATAGCTCTCACTGTAGCCGTCCGTGTTAGCACTGGCAAGGGCCCCTGCACAGCTTTTCCGCCGCGCCCGATCCTGCGCCTGCATCAGATCGGCGATCTGTGCGCAGGCGTCGGCAATGGCCTCCATGACCTCATCTGGCAGCTTGCAGCGCTTGATCCTGCCAAAGGTCAGCCGATCAATCACCCGCGAGGCCCGGGGGCCCCAGACGGCATACTCTGCATCCGTCATGGAGCCCCCAAGGCTGATATACTGGTCATAGGTACAATACATCACGCATCACCTACTGATTGGCCATGATCCCCGCGTCTTTGAGGGCGGTGATCAGGGCGTCAAACTCCGCCTTAGTCGGTGTCTCACCAGCAGCAGCCGCGACGCTAGCAGCCTGTTTGACAAGCCCCAGCGCCGCTGTGGTGGCCGCCGCCGTGTTGGCGACCTTACCCGCGAGCGCATCGCCGACCGCCTTGGCGTCCGCCGCCTGCCCCGTCTTGGACAGGCTGGCGTCGATCGTCACGGTGCTGCCCGAGGAGGCAGGCCAGTTCTGCGCCAACTCGTCGATGACCCCGGCGATACTGCCGGATGTTGCCGCTTTGGACGCGATCTTCTGGTGAAGCGCTCTCAGCGCATCAATGATCTGCATACGATCCCCTCCTTATTCCGGGAACTTAACCGTTACCGTCTCCGCCTTGCTGGTGACAACGAGCTCGCCGCTCATCGTTCGCTTGCCAGTCATCTTTACCGTGTAGGGATAAGTACCGGGGCGCAGGTCAAACACCGCCTGCCCGGAGGCGTTCGTCTTCTTGATTGCTCCGTTGACATTCACACGCGCTCCCTCCACGTTGGCGGATTCGTGATCCTGTACTGTAAACGTAGCTGTATAGGTTGTCACGGGCGTACCAGCCTCGATATATGCAAACGGGACGTTCGCACGGTCTGGATTCAGGCGCGTGGCCGGATTCGGCAACGCCCAGCCCATGCGGAACACGACGCGCAGCGCGATCATATCCTGCTGGGCGAGGTTGTATACGATCTTTTCCGTCTCCGGGTCCTGGATCACGCCCTCAGTCAGGATCTTGGTGGTGACGTCCTGGCGGATAGAGTAGACAAGCTGGCTCCAGTTACCCGCGATCATCTGCGCGACGGACGGGTCAAAGCTGCCGTTTTCCGGGAAGTACATGGGCGAGCCGTCCAGGCCGTAGCGTGTGGCGCCCTGCATATCCGTAGCGAAGATCGGACGCCCGGCGTCATCCTTGAGGCCGCGAAGCGCGCCGCGTGCGGTCATTGCCGCCATGACGCCGTTGACGGTATATCCCGCCTGTTCAACCTTGGACAGGAGCCCGTTCTCGCCCATCAGGGTATCATAGGTGATACCGCCGGAGACGTTGTTCCCGGCCTGCCTCGCGAGCGTGACAAGGTCGTTCTGCCACTCGACCGGGCGGCCGTTGCCGAAGGCGATCGCGCTGTCCACCTTTGCGCCAATGGCCTCATTGATGCGCGGGGTGATCTCGCCCACGATGTCAAAGCTCGCGTCGCTCACAACCGCCTCCGGGATGGGGACGATGACAGCGAGCTCGCCCGCAGTCAGATAGACATTGTCCCACGCCTGATTGGTCGTCTGCTTGAACCCGGTCTCGCCATTGACCCAGTAGGCCATGGGGAGCATGGAGAGCACCGGGACGCGGGTCTGGTTGCTCGTCATGTTCGGGAGCCTGCGCCCCAGCTGCATGACAATAGACTGCTTCGGCGTATCCTGCATGATCGAGTTGACCACCTGCTCATGGATCAGCGCCTCCGCCTGCTGTAAGAGTGTTGCATTTACTGGCATATGTTTTTACCTCCTGAATTTTAGTTTGAATTTCCGAACGCCGCCCGAAGCGCTGCGTTCGCTTGGTCTTTCGCAGTACCGCCCGCCGGTGTGCCCTCCGCATGGCCGGAGAAGCGCGGCGGGGTCTGCTCGCTCAAAAACGCGCCGGGGTCGTTCGCTTTGTACGCCTTGACATAATCATCAAACCCCATTACTTTGCCGTCCTGAACGGGTAGTTCCTTGGCGGCCAGATCAGCCAAAAACGCTTTTTTGGCGCTCTCGCTGGAAAACTTGAGCCCGGCAGCCTGTTCCTTGAGGGCATATTCGCGCTCAAGCGCCTGGATTTTATTGTTGGCGTCCGTCTGGGCCTGCGCCGCTTTAGTTTTCCATTCGGGATCATATCCCTCCAACTTTGTGTTGGCATCATTCAGACGCCGCTGGAGGTCGTCCCGTGCCGCCGTCAGTGTGGCGATTGTCTGCTTCTGCTTTTCGACGTCAGCGCCGTGCATCTGGATAATTTTATCCACCTGATCGTCCGGCAGATTCATGGATTTCAAATCTTCTCGTTTCATGGTGTACCTTTCTGTCCTACGCTTTTTTACGTGGGTCGCATCCACCTGGCTGGTCGAGTTTTACGCCGTCCCGGGGCAAATTTTTGTATAACAAAAAGGACCGCCAAACGGCAGCCCTTTGAGCTATTAGGATTATTCCATCGTGAAATATTCGCTATCCTTGTCGATATCAATGGCGTACTTTACATCGACATCGATGTCTGCTTTCAAGGTACCTCGAACGGTCATCACCCCTTCGGCGGATATGTATATATCCTTCACCTTGAGATCACCCAGCGGTTCTAAATTGATTTTAATCTTATTTTTCATCCTCGTGCCTCCTCGTGCCTCATCGAGCCTACGAAAAAACCACCCCGATTTTAATCGAGATGGTTTAATAATTTCTGAACGGACAAGATTCGCAGATACTCCTCCACTCCTTTTTCACCCTAAATCGACTTGGTATAGAATTTTGAGAAAGCTCTTGATTTTCCATACAATCAATCGCTTCGATAAAATCATCTATCAAAGGACACTTAACCTTTTCAGCCGTACCGGATGAATCAGGGATATACTGTACTCCCTCAAACTTATATTCCATGTTTTTTTAACACCTCCCAAAGAGCCCTAACATTTTCATCGTATTCATCAGCAGAATATGCCGTACGAATGGTTTTGTCTTCAAGATGCACATAAACTGCACCCTCTTCACCATAGTATCTCTCATATTTCCCGTTCCACACAGTAGCAGATATCTTTGATTTTCTTATCCACTCGCGAGCCTGTTGTTCTGAAACACCGTGATTTATTTCTTCGTTGATATGCTTATTATCAAATCCGAGACTATCAACATCAATTTTTCGCGGTGAAAGATGGATTTCCGCCTTTTGAGCAAGGCCTCCCGCCTTCCTGATCTCCTCTTTTATTATATCATCTTTTTTCTGCTTTTCAATACGCTTAGCCTGCGCCACTGCCTTGCTTGCCTGACTGTGCCCGAACCCGGCCACGCGGTGGCGGATATTGTCCTCACGCAGGCCGGTCTTATCGAGGAAATCCTTTTGCCGTGCGCGCCATTCGGCGAGCTTGACGCTCGTGCGAGTGGTGTCCACCCCTGCGGCTTCTTCGGCGAGGTATTGCCGCTTATAGCCACGGATGGCGCGCTCGAGCGATCGCTGGTACTGTGACGCCTCGTAGCGCGTCATAGTCTTGCCGTTGTAGGCGAACTCTTTCCGCTCCATCCGGTTAAGGTCTTCCTGCGTGTAGTTCGGCTTGGAAAGCCCCTCCCAGTACGGATAGAAGTTGTGCCGGCAATTCCAGCCACAAAGGCCGGCACCGGAACCGTACCCTGTCACGCTGAACGGTGGGTACTTGGACGACTTGCCAGACCGGCTGTAGATCTTGCCCTGCCACGCTGCATGGGAGGGACGCGCACCGGAGTGGGCTGTCACCTCCACGAGATCGCATCCCATCTCATCCGCCCGGGCAATCTGGAGCTTGGCCGCCGTCTGATTGACACCCGTCAATATCGCGCGCCGTGTGGCGACCTCCAGCGTGTCACTATGCCCAGAGGGGTACATGATCGCCTTGATCCCCTCCTTGGCCAACGCGTCCACTGTGCGCCTCAAGATAGTTTGATAATCAAACGCACCGGATGACACCTGCAACCAGGCACGATCCAGCGCGTTTTCGAACTGTTTTGTCGCTGTATTTGCGGTCGTAGCAGTGAGATTCTGGAATGTGCCCGCCGTCTGCTGATATCCGGCATTGAGGATATTGAGCAGCGCGGGATTATCGTTAATCATCCCTACTACTTTTCCGGCAGCGGTGTATATGGCGTCATCCGAGAGCAGCGCCTCCGTTCCTGCCTCCTGTAAGATCTTGCGGATCTCCGTCTGTGTCTTGCCGGACATCTTTGACAGCCGGGTGACAATCTCCTTGTGGATTAGCTGCGTCTGCTCCAACCCCCACGCTTGATATGACGCCGTGTCCGTTAGGCCGTCCATTTTGGAGATCCGACGTGCCATATCCCGCAGGATGTCGTCCTCCACGTCCTGGAAGAGTTGCACGACGGGATCTGGGAGGTTATCAAGATACTCCGGTGAGAGCATTACCCATCACCATCCCCAAACGTCAGCGACGGGCCAGCAGACGCCTCCGCCTGTGCCTCTGTCACGGCCGCGCGGGCCTCTTCCTCGCTCATACCGCGCCAGTCCTTGTTATATCTCCACTTGGGCACAAATCCATTCAGCGCGTCGTCCTTGTCCTGTTGGCGCTGTGCCTCCTCGTCCTGAAGAACGCCGTCATGCCAGTTATATGCGATCTCATATGTTCCAGCCGGCGCAAGCTGATAGAGTGTTGCCAGTTTGTCCATAGCATAGATCAGATCATTCAGGGCGTTTTGTAAAGCGCGCTGGATGTCCGACACCGCCGAATAGCTCCGCTGCTTGCTGATCTTCAGCTCCGTGGCCGTCTTTTCGACCGTGGACGGATCGGAAATTGTGCCGTAGGCCAGCGAACACTGAAATTCGATCTTTTTCAGGATCGAATCCAGGCCGGAAATATAGGAGCCATCCCGCAGCGTCGGGGTGAAAGCGTGGTAAAAATCCGTTCCACTTATCTTGGATTGCTCCAACGTCCGGCGGTAGAGCCGCTGTTCCCTCCGGTCCATGTTGACGGACCCGTCCTGATTTGTACGGATAGCACTGGCGGCGACGTCAATCGCCATCTGCCCACCGTCATATTCCCACATTAGGCGGCCATACTGCTCATCCGCGTCCCGGATCGCGTCCACCGCGTTGGCAAATACCGACACGCCCAGCGGTGAATGTCGGTCCTTGTTGTTGGCCAAAGGGATTTTGAAATAAGCAAAGAGCGGACGGTCAATCCCGGTGATCTCCGCCTCGGGCGCGATATCCGCCCACTCCGGGACGGAAGTCAACGGGATTTCTCCACCCAGCGCCGCGATACTGTTGGACTGGAACGCCTTGTTTTGGATAGTCTCTGCACCCCGGATGAATGTGTGACGCTCCACCCGGGTGTAGATCTTTCCACTGCGGGTGATCTGCTCGGTGAAGATTGCGCCGGTCAGCCGCCCGGAAGTATCAAAGGCAGTAGGAAAAAAGCAGTCCGCCTGCACGACATCAATCACAATCCCTCCACCGCTGACATACGGCTTAAAAACCGCGCCGCCGAGCGCACAGGCGTACTCGACGTATTCCCGCATCCGGCCTTGGAATGGTTCAAACTGTCCCCTGATCCAATCCGCTCTTGCACCACCGGTCAAATTGATCTCCGACTCCACCACAACCAGCCGGGCAAATTCCGAGGCGATGGAGGCGGGCAACCGCAGAGAGCCGCCGCTCCCGATCCCCTCGTACATCTTTGCCCAGAGCGCGATCATGTTCTCCATCTTCGGCGAGATCGTCAGACTTGTATTTTCCTGCCCCATCAGCTTCAGGATTGTCGATTTGATCCATTGGAGCATTTTCTCAAACATCACCGCACCCCCTTCCAATCGGCCCAGCGGTATTCACGGGCCAGAATTGTATATACAAAATACCGGATATCATCCATTGCGTGGTCGTTCTCTTTGACCACCTTGTCCTCTTTAGCCCTATCGTCCCAGCAATACGCCCGGAACTCGTCGATGGATGCCTTGCAGGAGGAACCGATCAGCACTTTTCCGGCATTGAGCAGGGACGCCGTTGTCCTGATCCCGTCAAGCACGTCATTGTCTGCGGCGACAACCTGATATTTGCCATGCCGCCGGATCGTCTCGATAAAGGAGGCGGCAGACGGATCAACCACCACGTACCGGATATATCGCCCCTCAGTCAGGCGCTCCAGCTCAGCGTAGTGCTCCTCGTCCGTGCGCTGCCTGAGCTCCTTTCGGCTGTTATAGTAGCTTTCCTTGATGCGGATTGCCCGGTCATGTCCGACACACCACAATCCCATACTGCACGGGTTATGCGTGCCGTAGTCGATGGACACGTAAAAGGTACCCATCATCCCATCCGTCTGGCCGGAATAGATATACCGATCAGGATCAGCGGCAAAGAACGGATAGACAAGGCCGTTGGCGATCGCCCAGTTACCGAGAATGTACCGGTCATAAAACACGCCGGCATATTGGTTTTCATACCGTTCCCGGATCTTCGGCGACAACGTCAGATTGTCAGCCATCGTGAAATGCAG